ATTAGCTACCGCATCTTTAGCAAGGAATATTAATCCTCAATTAGCAGAGTCACCAAGAGGAGGCAGAGAAAGAGAAACACTTAGAAGTATTATAAGACAAGTTGTGAGTGAATATAATAACACACCAAGAAGAAGCAATAGGCCTATTACGATAGCAGATGCTCAAGCTGTATTTTGGTATGGAGAAAAACGTTTATTTAAAAGCATAGGTGTTGCTCCGGGTCAAGGATCTGACAATGACTATGTAGATGCTGCTATTGCATTTTTAAGAAAGAGAGGTAGAGATGAAGAAACCATTGGACAAGCACTTCCCAAGGCAGACAGAGACAGACGCCTTGGTAAACCAGATACCGGACAACAAGCTGTTAGAAGTACTGGAGAGCCTGAAAAAAATGTTGGACACCAAAAAAGAGAGTACACCCCAGAAGAATTAGAAGGTCATGATCTTCTTAGCGAATCTACAGAAGAAGAGATAAAGGCTATCAACGAAACTATTCAAGAACAACAGTTTTCAATGATACCAATACCTCAAGAGTTAAAAAGCAACATATATGCTGATGAGGGCGATGCTAGAAAATTTATTTATGGACAAATTAGAGCTAGAGGTAAAACAGTACCTGTTTTATATGTTGAAGGAGATCATGTAAAAATTGGTGAAAATGATTATAGTGGTTATGGGGAGA